GAGCGCAAGCCTTTGATGGAGCGCTTCTGGGAGAAGGTGGATCGCACTGGCGACTGTTGGCTATGGCTGGCCAGTCGCAATGAGGGAGGCTATGGGCTTTTTTGGGATGGCACAGCAGGCGTTTTGGCTCACAGGTTTGCCTATGGACAGCTGGTGGGTCCGGTGTCGGACGGTCTTGACCACCGTCCCACCTGCCCTAAGAATTGCGTCAACCCAGCCCACCTGCGACCCGTCACCCAGAAGCAGAACATGGAGAACTTGACGGGGGCCTACTCGACCAGCAAAAGCGGTGTTCGAGGGGTCGCGTGGAGCAAGGCTGCGGGGCGCTGGCGGGCCCAGGTTCAGCATCGCGGCAAGCAGTACTACCTGGGGCTTTTCGACACGGTGGAGCTGGCCGGGGCTGCTGCTGAGGCCAAGCGCCTTGAACTGTTCACTCACAACGATTTAGATCGAATGGCGGCTGATCAATGACTAACCCAGACGGCCTAATCTTCAAGGCCGGAACCAACTGGGGGGCTGAGGCCTCCCGCCTGCGCGCGGCGGGCTACAACCTGCCCGGGGGTCTGAAGGCCAAGCTGCAGGCTCGTCAGACCGCCGAGGGCGGCCGGGGTTCGATGACCGACATGGCCAATCGGCAGATGGCCTCAGATATGGCACGCCGCCGCCTGGCGGGCAACCGGGGTGGCACCATCCGCACCGGCAGCGATCTGCAGATGGCGCTGCCCAAGATACGCCAGCCGCTGTCCTCGCTGCTCGATAAGGGCGTGCCGTTCAACATCCACGACCCGAAAGAACTGATCGAGCTACGCCGTTGGTGCCGTCTGTTCTATTCGACACATGATTTAGTTCCGCTGCTCATCGACATTTACAGCAAATTCCCTGTAGTCGGTTTGGAATTTCAGTGCAAGGACCCTCTTATTGAGAAGTTCTACACCGAAATGTTCCTGGACGATTTGAACTATGAGGAATTTCTTCCCGACGCTATTGGCCGTGAATACTTCATTTGTGGTGAGGTGACCACGCTGGCCCACTTCAATGAGGAGTTGGGCATCTGGTCTTCCGAAGAGGTACTCGACCCCGACATGGTGGCCGTGTCCAAGAGCCTCTTTGTCGAGCAGGAGCGTGTGCAGCTGTTGGTCAAGGATCTGGTGGAGGGTCTGCGCAATGGCCCCCAGGGTCGCCCCGATGCCGACGAGCGCCCCTCGGAGCGCTTGGAACGGGTCTGGGAGTATCAGCAGTTGCAGAAGAACTACCCCGAGATTATCCAGGCCGCTGCCCGCGACGACGGTCTGGATATTGCCGACGCGCTGGTGAGTCGCCTGGTCAACCGGGCCTCCCCGCGTGATTTGCGTGGCACTCCCCCGCTGTTGCGGAGCTTCCGCACGCTACTGATGGAGGAGAGTCTCAACGCGGCTCAGGATGCCGTCTGCGACCGTCTTTACAGCCCTCTGGTGCTGGCCACCATGGGTATGGAGGATATGGGCAATAACACCGGCCCATGGATTCCTGGCCAGGCCGAACTGGACGATCTGCGCGACGACATGCAGAGTGCGCTGGCGGCCGACTTCAAGCTGCTGGTGCATAACATCGGCGTGAAGATTGAGAGCGTGTTCGGGCGCGAGAGCGTGCCCGACTTCGGTAACGATTACGACCGCATCGACGCCAAGCTGATGCAGGCCTGGGGTATCGGTCAGGCCTTGATTATGGGCGGTACCGGTGCTGGTGGCACGTATGCCTCCTCGGCGATCAACCGCGAGGTGTGCGAGCAGTTGATGATGAGCTTCCAGAAGAAGGTCGTCCGACACATGCGCAAGCGCATGGAGGTGATCGCTGAGGCCCAGGAGCACTACGACTACGAACTCAAGGGTGGTCAGCGGGTGCCGCTGTACCGCGAGATCGTGGAGGAAGACCCCGAGACCGGCGAACGCCGTATTGTGCGTGTGCCCAAGCTGCTACTGCCCGAGGTCAAGTTTGCTACGTTGAACCTGCGCGACGAGACCACTGAGCGCCAGTACTACATCCAGATGAAGCAACTGGGTGTGCCGATGAGCGACAAGACCATGGCTGTCAATATCGAAATCGAGACTGAGCAGGAGCTGGAACGCGAAGCTCAGGAGACTGTCGATAAGGGGATCGCCAAGGCCCAGGCGTTCAAGAAGATGCAGGACATCTGCGACCTCCAAGGTTTGCCATACCCGCCGGAGCTGGCCGCCCACTTGGAGGCCACACTGCAGCTGCGGCAAATGCTGAGCACGACCAAACAGGTCGAAGATCAAGAGCAAATGATGAAGCAGCAGATGGCCCAGGCTTCGCCTGCGGGTCAGGCCGGGGCGCTGCCCGGTACCCAGCCCGCCCCCGGTATGCCCGGGGGGCCGCCGTTGTCGCCTGAGGAAACCGAGGAGGCCGCCGAGCAGGGCATGATGATGCCCCCGATGGCTTCGGGACCCTCCGGCTCCCCGATAGACGAGCCCACCGGAGGTGCTGGTGATATGGGTGGGGCTCCTGTGGAACCAGCCATGAACCGTTCTCGACCTCCTGAGTCGGATGAGATGCGGGCAGGGGCCCCTCGGGCGGCGGCGAAAACCGCAGCTCAGAAGTGGGCAGAGCGCATCCACAACCAGGGTCGCACGGTCGACCCAGACCGTCCCCCCACCAAGTTTGAGCTGGGGCCGTCCTCGGTGGGATATTCACACCGGGCACGCCCCGAAGATGTCGAGGCCGCTGTGCAACGTCGGGCCATGTATGCCCGACATCGAGGTGCCCCCCTGCTGAGCCAGCTGGTCAAAGATGCCGACTTCTACCGCATGCTCAACGCCACTGGCCATCGCAACGAGATCCAGTCCGACTGGCCGGAGATTCGCGCGGGCGGGGCCGAGTCCAGCCGCAAGCTGCTTGAAGATCTCTGTGAACGCTATGCCGACATCACTGGGGTGACGCCGGTATGGGACTAGGGTTTGGAAGGTTGCTGGAACGGGCTATCCGTATCGGAGTGGGAGTAGTCGAATTGCTCTCCGAGATCGCAGATCGACCGTTTCGGCTTCCGCCCGTCTTGGAGGGGGAGACATTGGCTACCGATGGCCCCGACGACCTTTGGCCACATGTTGAATACGACAGTTGTCACAATTCGCTTTCCGTAGCGGACAGTCCACAACTGAAAGTAGCTGAGCAGTGGGGGCTGAAGCTGCCGAATGGCCAGATTCACTGGAACTCGTGGCAGGGTGTTGCCTTCGACAACCCCCTGGACCGGATGAAGATGGTCGCCGTCCTGCAAAAAACCGCCGAGGATGTGGGGCTGCCTCCGGGTGACGAGACCGACCAATTTCTCAGCAAATATCAATGGGTCACGCGCAACGAGAAGGCCACCGTAGAATATGAAGACACGGGTGCCTATCCCCTGACTCATCCCTCGGTCTCGGCTCTGGGCGCTCCCGACGTGGACGAGTCTTCTCATGGCAACGATCCAGAACCCCCGACCTGTGCAGCCGCCGTCAATGGACAAAATCCCGACCTGGGCCTTCGCTCGGGACCTGTGGGAGGCGATGCGCAGTGAATCCCGCGACCAACTCGGCGACACCGTTACCGACGAGGAGTTCAATCAGCAGCTCCCCCCGTGGGATCAGTTATCCGCCCAGGACCGCAGAGCCAAGACGCTCCTCGCTCGCGATGAGCTGCTCAAGGTTCTCGACCGTGCCGGATATGAAGTAAGGAAGAAGGAGACCCATGAACACCTTTGAGGTCATCGTCGTCATTGAGCTGGGACTTATCGCCTTGGCTCACTTCGTGCCATTCGTTCGGAGGGTCCCGTGATTGTTCTTGGTATCATCTTGATCGTTGTCGGGGCCCTCACCGGGATCGGCATCCTGGAAACCTTGGGGATCGCCCTGGCCGTGATTGGCTTGTTGGTGACCCTGATGGGTTGGGTCGGTCGCCCTGTGGGCGGTCGCCGATTTTGGTTTTAACAAACCGCTAGCGGAAAAGGTTTCGGAGAGCTAGCCTTTAGGCGAACTCATACTGAACACAAACGAAGTTAAACGCGCAGCGGGCGCGCGTCGGGCTGTTCTCTCGTTTGTGCAGCAAATTCGCACACTATGGCGCAAGGGGAATATCACGGTGAGTCGCGACGGTCTTGTTGACATTTTCTACTACACCCAG